ACCGGGGCGAAGGCTGTCTGTTGACACGGCAAACAAGGTCTTGTTAATGCCATCGAGCACAAATTCGGTGGCAAGCATTATGTTGCACGCAACATCGGACTGCTTGTATTTGGGGAACTCGGTCGCAGGGAGTGCAACCATTTGGTATTTGCCGAAGCTGGTAAGGATGTCGACACCGAAGTCATCTTTGACCACAATGTCAACGTTATTGTCGCCGAGGGATTTCATCAAGGAAAGGAGCTTGGCGGCGTTTACGCAAAAGCGCTGTTCGGGGTCAGGTTGCCCTGCTGTCTGATACGCCGCGTCGGCTGCTGTACCCTCGCTCGGTGTTGTCAAACGCACCTCTGTCCGCAAGGTATGCGTGGCGGTGTGCTCCATGTCGCAAGCGGTGATTTCGATATACGTCGGCATCGCTTTAATCTCGAAGCACGTCAGGATGTTGATGCTCGCTTTGGCAGGTACTACGCGGTACACTGCGCTCATTGCACTGGCTAAACTTTGTGCATTAGTGATGATTCTTATCATATTTTTGTTGTTTTGTGATGTTGTTATTTACTGTTGGTAGCGGTCGCGTCCGAGGCGGTGGCTGGTTGCGCGTCCGAGGCGGTGGTTGTCGCGTCAGTGGTCGTGGCGGTTATGGTTGCGCGCGGTGGTAGCTCGTCCATGCTGTCAACGTTGGTCAGGGTAAACTCAATGCTGCGGATGTTCTGATATAGCCTGTCCGCCATCGGCTGAAGGTCGGCATCGGATATGGCAGCTTTGCAATTTCCCGCGTACTCGATAACGAGCGAGTTCAGTATCACCATATTCTGTGGCATGATACTGCGCTTGGTTTTGCCGACTACGCGCTCAATCTCTGCGTCTGCCCATTTGACGTACTTGCTCAGAGCTTTCAGCACTACGATACACATATACACTGAAACCACAAATTCAACGTTGTCCGCGTTCAGCTTGGGAAAGCAATAGCTGATATGTTCGGACAGGTCGCGGTAAAGTTCTTTGAAGTAGTCCTTAAACCACTCGTCCTGAAGTTCGATAGTGTGCGTGTCCTCTTGCTCGCGAAAACGCCGCTGTGTGCCATATTGGCGCGACTTTTCGTATTCACGCTGCATTTGTCGGATAGTGCGCGTCAGCTGTTTCGTTTCAGAGATTCGCATGGCTGCCGCTTGGTTGCAGATTGTGTCCGCATAGTCCCAAACAACGTTGACGATTACGCTCGGCACATATGAGATTCTAAACAGCGTGTCGTCGTCGAAGCCATTCTTGATGCGCGCAATTGCGTCACGTCTTGCCGCCGCTAAAACAGCACTGTGGAAACGTCGCGCGGCGTTCTCCGTATGCGTGTGGGCGGTGCGTTCGCCGCTGTGGTCATCGGTGCGTGTGGCACGTTCTGCGTCACGCATGGCACACGTCAGGCGCGCCTCGTCAATGCGTTCTCTTGCCGCCGCTAAGTCGGTCAACACGTCGTGGGCAAATGCGCTGGCACTGCCGCTTGGCGCGGCGCTGGCACTGGGTGATGCGGATGCGGCACTGCTGTTGTCGCTTGCATAATGTGATTCTTGGCTCATGTTACTCGTTCGGTTGATTGGTGTTACACGTTAGTGCGGATTCGTCGGCTGCTTGGGTGGATGCGGTCGCTGATTCGGTCGGCGCTGCTTGCGCGGCTTCGGATGCTGCTTGCGCTTCGGCGAGGGCTTTCTTGGAAGGTCGCCCGCGTTTCTTCTTCGGCGGTTTCAAGGTCGCACGTTGTTTGCGCGCAAGCTCTGCCGCGAGCAAATCTTCAGGTCGATTCTGAATATATTTGCTCAGGTCTATCATCGGCTGGAAGTGACCGCGCCCGTAAGTTTCAAACATCTTCGCGGACTTCTTTTTGACGAGCTTTTCAAGGGCTAAGTCCTCTTTGGTAAAGACAAAACCCATGCAGTACTCGTAAATGTTTCCATCTTTGTCTTTTCGTTGCATAGTGTGTGAAAGTGATGAGTGGGGAGGTTGCGGTGGCTGGCGCGCACCTGATTCGACGCGCGCCTACGCCACGAGGATTAAACTTGGAGGGAGGTAAATTCTCTGCACCATTTTGACAGGATTGGAGCGGTAAGCGCTTTTCCCGCAGGGGTGCAATAGCTTTCGGGATTCGTGTTGTACAGTTCGATTGCGAGGTCGAGGATTTCTTTTCGAGGCTTGCCACCTTCGGCTTGACGCTTCACCAGCGCATAGAGCTTTGAGTTCGCGCGCCACGCGGCGGCTGCTTCTTGTCTTTGCATGGCAGCGACTTCACGCCCTGCCGAGGTGTTGCAGCCTTTATCTCTGCCAAAGTGCGTGCATTTCCTGCCGGTGTTGCTTATCCAGTAGCCATTCTTGCGCTTTTCTTCGGCGCGTGCATCCATGCCCATTTTGGTGCGTTGGCGTATGTTTTCAACCTCGACTTCGGCTGCGAGGGACAACACGGACATTATCGCTTTGCCGCCCAATGTCTTGTTTTCAAACTGCAACCCATCTTTGGCTTGTATTATCGTGATGCCGCGCGAGGTCGTTTCGGTGATGATTGCGAACAAGTCAGCCATACTACGCCCCAAACGCGAAAGCTCTGAGATGTAAATTGTGTCACCTGCTTTGCATCGGCGCAAGAGCGGAGCGAGTTTGCGGTCGTTGTGATTCACGGTGCCTGATACGTGTTCGGTAACGGTTGCCGTGATGTCCGATTCGTTTAAGCCCATTCGGTGCAGGTAGTCGCGCACACATTGTTGCTGCTGCTGGAATGTCTGCGCGTCGGTGGAGCATCTGTGATAGATGTAGCGTGCAGGGGATTCGGCGGTGGGCGCGCCTGATGCGGGCACTGCGGCGGTGGTTGCCATGGCGGTGGCGGTTGCTGCCGCTGCTGACGTTGCGGCTGCTGTGGTCGGTTCGGTGTGACCGCTTTCGTGGTCGGTGTGGTAGATGTTGTCAGTCATGATTTTGTTTGTTTAAGGGCGGCTATTGCCGTCGATTATTACTACGCACAATGCGCAATTGTGCATCCACAATACGCAATTGTGCGATACAAAGTTAAGCAGATTATTTCGGAATGTCCAAAACTTTAACCTTTGTTAACTTTGCGCTTTGTTGCGCGCGGTGCGCGCTGGTTGCAAATTCGGTCGGCGACTACTACGCGGTCGCGGACGCAGCCACGGTCGCGGACGCAGCCACGGTCGCGGACGCGCCCCGAGTTCGCCTCGTGCCTACTACGCGCCTACTACGCTCAATCCGTGTCGCAAGCGGAGTTCAATCCGTGTCGCAAGCGGAAAACATCCAGCACAGGAAGAAGATAACTATTAAAACGTAATACATTGTCGTTGGCTGTTGGTTATTGTCGTTGGTTGTTGTTGTTTGCTAATTCGTTTTGGAGCTACTACGCGGTGTATAGCGCGCCTAATTCGTTTGATGCCTACTACGTGCCGATATGCGCCCCGAGTTTGCCTCGTGCCTACTACGCGGTCGCGATGCCAAACTGCCGCATAACGTCGGCGGCGGTCGTGGGGCTGATTGTCCAGCCTTCTTTGCGCAGTCGGTTCGCCGCGCGCACACCTTCAAAGTGTGCAACGTCGCACGAGGTCGGCGGCACACAGTAATACGGATATGTCCTCGTATATAGTTCGATGATACGCGCTAATTCGCTCCGCGTCAAAACGGCGCGCGGGTGCAAAGTGATGCCATACGGGTACAGCTGCGCGAGCTTGATGTGGCGGCGGTCGTCGATGTCGCACACATACGCGCCACCTCTGCCGGTCTTAAAAGCGCGCAGATCACGCACGTTGTCCGCGCGCCCGCTGCCCACGTTCGTGCCGCGCCCGCCGTGGTCGTCAACGATAAGCGCGCCCGCGCCCGGTACGCCGATTGCTGCCCCTGATGTGGCTGATGTTGCCGTAACGGCGGCTGATGCGCCCACGTGGGCGGCTGATGTTGTTTGTGTCATGATTCTGTTTTTGTTGTGCGGCTGATGCCGTTGGTTCTAATTCGATTTTGTTCTACTACGCGCAGCGGCGCGCCTAATTCGGTCGGCGACTACTACGCGAGCGCGCGTTCGCTGATGTGCTATGCGACGAGGTATTCTGTCAGTGTGTACGATGCTCCGCCGCAGTCCATGTCGATATGAAACTGCTGGATTTCGTTGATAATGCCATCGCCGACAAGAAGCGAGTCCAATGTCATTTTGCAGTCGCTGCCATAGGTATGGCGGCAGTCCCGAAATAGCGCGTCGAAGCTCCGTTTTACCACTTCGTAATCTCCGCTGATGATGTTTTGACCAGTGCCGCAGCCATCGTGGTGGGAGTATTTATAAATTCCGTACTTGTACATGATTTTCGCTTTCATTTCGTTTCGTTTTTTCGTTGTGGATGCCCGCCGTTTTTGTATCAAGCGGCGGCGGGCTTGACCGCTCCTAATTCATTTTGCGACTACTATTGTAGCCCCTAATTCAACTACGGGCTACTATTGCCCCGCGCGCCTATGTCGCGGCGCGCGCCGTCGCCCGTGGCAGCGTCAGGCGCGCCCGGTGCAGTAGTCAATGAGTGCGCCAATGATAGCGAGCACCGCAAAGGGGGCGAGCACTATCACAGGTAACAGTACGGTAGCGGTAGTCGCGTCGGTGGCTGCCATGTGCCGCCATGCGATTACACCCGCGCCGATAATGCCCAGCCCTGCGGCTGCTGCAAGTATGGCAATAGTCAGGAGTGCGCGCGCCCGTGCGCGGTCGCGGTCGGTTCGTTCCCCGCCAATGATAACGGGAGCGGCGTTCGCCGTGGTGGTGGTGGTGGCTTGATTTTTCATGTCGTGGCGTGTTTAGGCTGCCGCCGCAGTGGTTTAGGTGTCGTTGTGGTCGGGTTTAGTCGTGGATAATGTTTGAAGCCGTGAGAAACGGCGTGAAGTGGCTTATTTGCCATGTTTGCGCGTTCGCGCCCGGTGCCGCCGTGGGCGGTGGGCGGTTCCCGTGGTGGGATGCCCGCCCGTGCCCGTTCCGGGGGGGGCGTGCCCGTTCCGGGGTCGCCGCCCGTGTCAGAGTCGCGGAGATTCGAAGGGACTCCAGCGGCGCGCGTTCGCCGTGGTCGTGGTCGGTGTCGCGCTCCAGCCCGGCGCGCTGCTGCGTACAAACGCGCGCGGTTCGCGATAGCTTGAGTTAGAATAGAAATTTCCGTCCGCGCTGTCAGTGATAAACGCCCCGAAGTGGCGCACCTGCGCGCCCGGTTCAAGAAAAGCAAATTTGCTGCTGCCAATAATTGCACTTATGGCACGTTCGGCGGCGTTCCATCCGCCCGACTTGTAGGCAGGGGTAAATATATCCCGAAAAAACGTTTCGGAGTCGGTGAGGTCGGCGCGCGCCTGAAGTTGTAAAATCCCGTTGTGGGCAAATGCCATGTCAGGCGCACCCGCCCCGGGCGTTGTGCGCATTGTGAAGCAGTGGCAGTTCCGCAATTTTACGCTTCCATGCGTGGCAATACGCGCGTGAATAATCATCGCCGTTGACGGTGGCAGGGTCGTTACGAGCTCTGCATATTTTTCTATGAAGCGCGCCCGGTCCATTGTGCGAAATGTCGATATTTCGCCGGGGGTGCCGGTAAGGTCGGCGGCGGTGCTCCATGCCATGCTAAAGCCGTCGGGGTTGTTGGTGCAGGCGCGGGCGATGTTGCCCACGGTGGGGAAAGCTTTCCCCGGTTGTTTGATGATAAGTATACACATAGTGGTAGAGTTGTTTTTGTGGCGGGCGGTGGTCGTGGTCGATGCCGCCCGCCGGGTTAATGTTTCTTTCGTTGTGGCGGGCGCGCCCCAGTCAGGCGCGCCCGGTGCCAGTTTAGTTGTCAGAGCACTCCCCGGTTAAAGGCAAGTAGTCGTATAATCCATTCGTGGCAGGCACGGTTTCACGGATAAACCGCTTGAAGCCGTCGAGGCTGTAATCGCCCATGTCGTGCGATACGGCGTATAACGCAATTACTTCGTTAAAAGTTACGATGGCTTGAATACGTTTCACATTCAGGCTTCCACGCCCTTTGCGAAATTCCACCGTTGCGGCGTTCGTGGTGTTGAGAGCGTAATAACGGCAACTCTTGTTTCGTTGGCTGATGCCCTCCGCGATACGACGGGCAACGGGTTCACATTTCCACACGTCGGGACCCAGCACGTTGGCGGCGGCTATTTCACGGTTATTATTCCCGTCGTGCTTCTGTTCGTGGTAACACTCCCGCCGCCCGTACACCTTATGTGCGGCGTTCCATTCGTTGATAAACTGCGAATAGAACAACACGAGCTTCGCTTCGTTTCGGTCGCGCTCCTCTTGAGTTGTGCCCAGAATTTCGCGCCCGATGTGCACATGCAAGCCGCAGCGGCTGCCCTGCCATGAGGTCGCGCCGTGCGCGTTGAGCCAGTCCACCAACGGCTGCCATACTTCCACGCTCTTTGCGTCGGCGGGGGTGAGGGGTATGGTGATTATTTCCACGCCGCCGCAGTCGTCGAGGCTGCTGTCGTGTTCACGGGTAAACCAGTTCGACGGGATGCGGGCGAATTTAGGCAGGTTTTCACGGTTTTGTAAAAATTCGACTTCCAACTCTATGCCCATGCGGTAGCCGTTGTAACCGTTGGTCGGTTGGTTCATAAAGCCGGTGCGGTGGCTGGAGTGGTAGCCATTTTGCCCGGTGTAAGTGTTACGGAATTCGTAATTGCTCAGATAAAAGCCCTCTTCCGACGCTTGGACTACTGACACACCGGCGGCGCGTTCGTTGGCGGCGCTGCCATTGGCGCGGCGTGTCCGGCGAATGTCACCGGGTCCGACGGGTTCACCGGCGGCGCGTTCACGGCTTGCAGCCACACCAGAGCCGGCGGAGCGGCGCGCCCACGTGGCATCATACTCCGGGCCTTCCAGTTGTACACGCATATCAGTGATGCCGATGCCGGAGCGTATTACGCTGCGTGCGATGAAGTTGTATAACTCTTCCCATGTTAGTAGGTCATCCGGCTCCGGGACGCCGGCGATCCAGAAGCCTAACATGGAGTGGAGCGCGGGCGCGCCGGCTGTTAGCGTTCCCATGGCAGCGCCGTGTAGGCGGCGCACGTGGCTAAGCAGATACGCTGCGTTATTTTCATAAGACAGCACAGCCTTTACCCATTTGGCATTGCCGTTGGAGTCTGTTTCACCGTTGATTCGAAGCGCAATTTTGCGCCATTCTCCGTTATGTATCATCTGTTTTGCGGTTCGCTGTTTCCAGTCCGGCCGCCGCCGTTGAATAAAGTTTAAGTTAAGTTTCTTTTATATTGTGCAGCCCGGTGGCTGCTTTCGTGGTTCGCCCCGCTTTCGGGGTGGTGTGGGCGGCACCTCCGCCCGGCGGCTGCCAGCGCCCTGGCTCCCGGTCTTTAGCCGGCGTTCCGTTCTTTCCCTCCGGGGCGGCGCCCGGTCCACCCGCCCGGGTGGCTCTGTTTCTGTTTCACATTGCAAAGTTAAGCATTATTTTCGGATTATGTGTTACAATTAGGTTAAAATGTTGTGACAATATTGTTAAACTTTGTTACGCCCGCCGTTATCGTGGGTCAATGCTCTGTGTTATAACACTTTGCACGGGGCGGCGGCGTTGTGGCGGGGCGCGCTGCTGCTTTCGGTGGTGGCATCGCCCGCCGTGGCTGTTTCGGATCACGCGCCCGCCCGCCGCGTTCCACCCCTCCCGCCGTCGAATGTTCCACGGCGTTCACACCACCGAGAGCGGCATCCACCACACCGGCGCGCCTGCTTCAGGACTCCGCCGGCGCGCGTTCCACGTTGTACTCGCGAGCACTTTCGCCCGCTTCAGGCATCACCGGCAGCCCCGCGCCCCGCTTCAGGCGCGCCACGTTAGCCGAAAGTGTTCGCATTTTTTGCGAATTTTTGTTTAGACTAAGTCTAAATATAAGTTGGTGATTTTCAGCGAGTTGTGGGAAAGTGGGAAATGTTAAGAAATTTAACATTTGTAAGGTGCTGATTTTCAATTAGTTACGCGACTAAAACGTACCCCCGGGGGTATAAAATTTGAAAGTGGCGAGTTACGTGGCTAAAACGACCGTTTTAGTGGAGTAACTATCTGATTTTTAGCGCAAAAGGGGTGCAGGGGTGGTGGTCAGCCGACCCCACAGCCCCACGTGTAACCCCGAAAATTTTTGTTTTAATTTTTTTCGCCTAACCGCCTATAAATCAGCAACTTACGTCATTTTACTTTTAGTCGCGTAACTATTTGTGTATCAATCAGTTACGAAAATCACAAAAAATGTGACGATGTGACGGAAGCAAAAATGCTATCGTCACACCTTCCGTCACACTCTAAATGTCTGATTTTCAGTAGTCTGTGATGGTCTGTGACGATGTGACGATAATTTTAATAAAATAGTCCTATACGCGCGCACATATGGAAATATTATAGCGAAAATTTGCGTCACATCGTCACAGAGGGGTCTAATCGGCTGAAACACAACGACTTTGAGTGTGACGGAACGTTTTTTGCTTCCGTCACACTTTTTCATCACATTAGCGTAATCGGCTGAATTACAGTTTAATAGGCTGTGACGGAAATTTGTGACGGAAAATCACGCTTCCGTCACGTTCCGTCACACTTCCGTCACGCGTTGCACAAAAGTGTGGAAAGTGTGCAATTTCGTATGCGGGCGAAATTAGGGTGTGAAAACCCTGCAAAGTGGGTGCTCAAAATGCCTCTACTTCGGCTAAAAAAATCATGTGGCGGTGGCGTTTGATGTGGTGTGATGGAAGGGTGTGTGCTTCGGCAAAACAAGGCGTGTGTAAAACCGTGGAACAATTTGGGCGTGGAGCTGGTGGGTGGCGGGGTGGCAGGGACGCGAATCCGGGGCGTTCACGCACGTGCGCGCGTACCATAACAGGGTTGGCGGCGAAGTGTCGGCGGGCGGCGTGAAAATGACGCGAAAAAACAGAAAAATTTCAAAAAAACTTGCAAAATCGGAAAATACGTTGTAATTTTGGCGCACCAACGCGGCAAAGGCGGTGCGCACGGCACGGCTACGCTATGAAGAGGCGCGACTGCAAGAGGCGCGTTGGCAAGTTAAACTTAGAACAGGCGGCTACGCTACGCTACGGTATGCTACGGTATGCGCGGCTGTCCTTCGGAAAGAAAGAAAGAATCATCCATCCATTATGAACTTATGAAAAAGAAGTACTCATTTAGCGATGCCTTGCACCACACGCAAATGGTGGTGTCGGGTCAGAAAACAGTCGCACTAATACCGGCACCTCACCTCAGGGTAACAGCTACGGCAGTGAACGCGGCGGGCGAATATGCGGCGCGAACCGGCGAAAGAATTGCGGGCGTAGTCGCCACTGACCGCTTGTTATTCATCACTTCGGCAGGCAAACTCATCGCGGACTATGCCATGCCGTTAGCCGTTGGCGGTGTCTATGAAGTGCCGCAGCGTATGCGCGACATCCATCCTGAGCTTTCCACGGCTGAGGGTCGTGCCAAGTTCGGAGGCGCATGGGACTCGGCAAGCCATGTCCGTGTCGGCGAAAGTCGGCTGCGCATCCGTGTGGACTCCATCGACTACCGCTCAATCGCGGATGTGACCCCTGCGGAAGCAATCGACTGCGGGCTGGACATCCAGGCGGTTGGTGGCGAGTCGTGCGCGGTTGGTGGCTTTGAAGCGGTGCTTGCGTGGAAGAAATGGGCGTGTCAGGGTTACAGCGTAGCAAATTCCAACCTTTGGTCATTCAAGTGGCACAGCAAGCGTTTGAAGCCGATGACACTACGCGATGCGTTGTCAACGCAGCTGCACATGGAGTTTAAGCGTGAGTTCTTACACGGCATGGTACCCGGTGCGCTCCGTAGCGGTTGGCGACCTGACGCTGGCGCAGCGGCTACGGCGGACGATTACGTTTACGTAGTCAAGTTCACGCGGTTGGCGGCTGATGGCGCGGTGAACGCTGATGGCGCGAACGCGAAAGCGAACAAGAGCAGCGCGCAAGCGTAGGAGGTGTGACCATGATAAGCGAATCTACCTTCAACTACTGCGTAGACTTTCTCTACGAGCATATCAACCCATCCATCACGGCTGAACTCCGTAACGACGATGACAGCGAAAAGAAGGGCAAAGTAGCCTGTCTTTGCGAGTTCTTTGAGCGTTACGTCTATAAGTCGGGCATGGGCAAGTTTTTGATGAGCAAAAGCGGCGTGTTACACGTCTACAACGGCAAATTCTATGAGAAAGTAACGACCAAGACCTTCATGAACGAAGTGGTAAAAAACGCTTTGGGCAAGATGGGTGTCGGACTGGTATATCAGAAAATCTCCAACAAGAAGATAGCCGAGGAGTGCTTGTCGGGTATGGAGAACAACGAAAAAGCCACGTTCATTCCCAACCGCAACTACATCGTATTTACCAACGGCGTGTTAGATCTGAAATCCATGAAGCTACGCGAGTACTCCATCGACTACAAGACCGACATCGTGCTGGACTTCGACTATGAGCCTTCGTTTCGGCTTGGGCTGTGGGACGCAAAGATAACGGAAATCATCCCCAAGAATGGTATGCGTGAGGCATTTCAGAAGTTCTGCGGCTCACTGCTGGTCAACCGTGACGAAATCAAGATTGAGTATATGTGCTTTCTGCTTGGACCGGGCAGCAACGGTAAGTCCGTTGTTGCGAAAGCCATCAGTAACGTGTTCGGGTCAGACCTGTTCACGAAGTTCTCCCCCAAACAGCTGTTCAAGAATAACGACGCGATGTTTAACCTCGCGGCATTGGACGGCAAGCTGGCAAACTTGACCGATGACCTCAAAGACGAGGACTTTTCGGGCGGTGACTTCAAGAGCTTTGTATCAGGTGAAGAATTTCAATGCCGACATCCCTTTGGTAGAACCGTGTTCAAGGTCAAAGCGCCGATGATGTTGTGCTGCGCAAATGCCATGCCACCGACAACAGATGACTCGTGGGGACACCACCGCCGCATCCTGCCGATATACAGCACCAATAGAGTCTTTACTGAAAAAGACAAAGACCCTATGCTTTCGGCAAAGCTGTCAACCCAAGAAGCGCGTCAAGCCATCTTCAACTGGATACTTGAAGGCTATAAGATGGTTATGGCAGACGGCGGCAACATCAAGTTGGATGAGGAGGTGCTTGAAGCGCAACAAGAACTGCGCGATGATAGCAACTCAGCGCGTCGTTGGCTGCGTGACAACCGATTGGTGCGTGTAGTGCCATCGAACGCGGCAGACACACGTTGGAAATCGCTCACGGACTGGCGCACCGAGTATGAGTCCTACTGCAAGAACAACGGCTATAAACCCGTTGGTTCAAAGTCACTCAGCAAACTATTCAGAGAAAAAGAGTTCTGTGAGGAGCATCGCCGCACAGGCGTATGGTTCTGCATCGGTCAGTTGGGCTACGATACCGACGACGAAGGCGAAGCACAAGCAGCTCCCACACCGTTTGAGCAAGCACAGCAAGACGCAGACCTGCCGTTCTAACAACGCAAGCCAAAGAAAACTAACCCCCCCCCCAAAAAAAGCAAAGAAAAACAACCCCCAAACAAAGAAAGGAGAAACAGCAATGCACTTACCCCCGGACATGGTAGCCATCTTTCAACACATACCTGAAATCATGGGCTTAGACCTCACACTCCGCAACGGAGCGTGGGAAGGGCGTTACTACATCAACAAAGAGCGCCATCTATACAAACGTGACAAACTCAAAGTCAAACTTTGGAAGCGTAGCAATGGCAACAGTGATGTTATCTACGTACATGAGCAAGGCGGTCAGAGCCTCAGCTTACAAAGTTGGCTCATACAATATGGAAATGCGGCAGACTACCCCTCGGCAATGCGCATCATGGAGGGCAAAGAGCCGATAAACGTTGACATTTTGAACTTCGACAAAGGTATCAGACACAGCATAGCGACAAAAGCACTATACGTCACAGCCGAAGAACACGCGCGCTTTGAGCAATTTGACCTCAATAAATGCGCTCTTTTCTGCTTCATGTGCCGACTATTCGGCGAACAGCGTGTTCGCGAAGTGTGGAAACGCTATGGAGTGACCACAAACGAGCGCGGCGATGCGGTTTTTTGGTACTACAACCCCGAAGGAAACATCTGCCATGACAAAATCATGCGTTACGGCATGGATGGACACAGAGATAAGAGCTTTGGCGGCAGCAGACGCTTCAAAACCGCAGACGGGTACCTCGAAAGATGTATGTTTGGCAGCAACCTTATACAGAGTGATGGGGCTTGCTGCTGCGTAGAGTCCGAAAAGACCTGTTTATTGGCGGCTTTGGCGTATCCTGAGAGCACTTGGGTAGCATCAGGCGGCATAACACAGCTCCGTGACGTTGACGCGCGTATGGCGCTTTATCCTGACATCGACGGCATAGAGAAATGGTCGGCAATTGAGGGCGCAAACATTGTGGAATGGTGGAATGACGCAAGTGTTGAAGGCTGTACGCTTGGCGACCACAGCGACCTTGGTGATTTGATTGTGCAACAGCGCAAGCGCAAAATCGTCGAAGGTTGCGCAGATGACCAATTGGGGCGTATGCTGCCAATGAAATAGCGTGTAGCGGCGTGTCGTGGGCGGTGTGCAGCCGCCGCTCACACAAAAACTCGTTTAAAAGTTTTGTAAGTTACAAAATTATAGCTACCTTTGCATAGAAAGCCGCGAAAACGCGGCAAAACACGTGCCAAGGGCACAACAGAATGTAAAAGGACTAAACGAGCGCACATAACGCTTATAAAAGACATGAACGCAAAGAAAATAACCGACTTGTGGGAATCATTCAAGAAATGGTTCTACTTTCGCTTCCGCAATCCTCGGCTAAAAGTCGTGGAAATCGGCGGCTTCAAGTTTGACTTCCGCACTTTTTGGCTGGACATCACCAACGCGAGTGATATGTTCCGCATCAGGCTGCGTGTAGACATGAAAGCCTACGGATACTTGTATGCGGCAGCGCGACAAGGCTATAACGAGCAACTGCAAGGCTTCGCATACTACATCGCGCACGTACTTGCGCTTTTGGTGGAAGAACAGACATTTGGAGATGACCTCTGTGCGGCAATAGATGGATATTATGCGCGCGCAATGAAACGAGCCGAGGCTAACGTTGCGAAATCTCGTAAAAAAAGCGAAGAAGAACAGCAAAACGAGGAGAATCTCCACACCGAAGTGCTGAAAGAAATAGAGCGTTACGCGCACATGAGTGATAAAGAGCGCAAGGCTTATAAGAAAGAGTATGCCGAGGCTTTTCGCGACGTAGTAAGCACTCCTGAGAACAAAAAGAAATAGCATCAGCAACGCAATCGCTCAAGTAAGTGACGTAAATGCTCACGTAAACGACTAAACGACGCAAAGATATGAACGACAAACTAATAATAGGGTTATACTGCGTAGCCGCCTTTGGGCTACCTGCACTGAAATACTTCGGCATAATCAACTGGTCATGGATAGCAGCCACAGCACTCCTGTGGTTGCCGCTTGCCATCGCAATCGTATTTATGGTTGTGGTGGGCATAATCATCACCGTGGCTATTTGCCGACACGGATAACCCACAACGGAACAAACAGCAATGAAACATACAGATTCAAAAGTATTGCAAATGAGCCGCGACGAAATTCGCGATATGCTCGATGAATGGGTGGATAGTGGCAAGCTGCTATCCAAGACGAAATTTGCGCGCAAATACGGCGATGTAAACCGTATGATGCAATCATTGGAACTCTTGCCCACGTCATACGCGGGCATCCTCTTTTCAGGCGAGTGCCTCGAAGAACGTAACATATTTGAAACGCTCATCAACAACGCTCGCATCATGGACAGTAACAAACTGAAAGTTGTCAAAGGCTTTCTCTCGGACTACGCCCTCAATCGCGAGGTCTGCATGGGCAGAATCATCAGATACAACAAATTGGGGCGCGCCGGTCTACTTTTTATCGACTAAATCATGGAGCAGAAGCAGTCACGCAAGACAATCATAGACCACAGAATCGCATACGCAATCTTCGATATGTACGAAATGGTGTACAAACAAGGCTTCGAGGATGCTTATCGCGTAGGCGATAGTGCTTACTGCGAGGACTTTATCCATCAGGTGCGCGTTCCTAACGTCTATGGCTTCATCACGGATGATCATACAATCGGTTGGTCAGAGTGGGCACTGCGGCTCATGGTATTGGGGCGCTCATACCACTTCAACGGAGCACTGCGTGACTATTTCAACATGATTTACTCGTACAACTCCTTCGCCGCGTGTGCCTATATTGTTGCTCAGGAGATGTACATCAAAGGCATGAAAGACTTCATGGAACAGCCGTGTGGTATGGAAACCATATCCCAGCTCAAAGAGAAGCGGAGCAGCAAATATGTCAAAGGCAAAGTTAGTCATCGCACACGTGCGGAGCTGCTTGAAGAAGTGCAATTAGCCATTTTTGAGCGCATCCATACCGACGAAGGGTATCTTGAGCAAGGCAATCGCTACGCACATCCGTCAACGCATTACAGAACATTTTCACGCGCCTTATGGGCAGGAGTAGCAGAACGAAAATGGGAAACATTAGAAGAAGCAAGACAGCGCCGTCGCGGCAGACCAAGAAAGTGACGCGACAGCCATCGGCGGCGAGCACGGCGGTAGGTGTGTCTGACGCGGGCAAGGCGAACGCAACCGAATACAACTGCGGTATCTACAACGGCAGGCTGCAAAAGATTCGCTCGCATGACCGCTTTGAAATATGGCACGGAATACCGCCTCCGCCGTCGCACAGGCTTGCCATCGTGCCATTTGGACTATATTATAACCGCGAACTCCAAAACGCGAAATTCGGCGATTTGCTGTACTTTTGGGAAAACGGTATTGGCAAGGTTATCCGAGTCTGCAAATTTGACCTTAACACGCAGTTTGCAACGTTTATTTTCCGCTATGTGTATGATGCGGCGATAGAAACCTGCAAACAGCGTTGGCGGCGAAACTTAGAGCGCGAAGGCGCGCTTTGGACAGCCATCTTTCAAGATAAGGCGCTACTCATCGAATACGAGGTAGTGCAAGAACCGACAGAGTAGCGCCATCACATTACGGAGCGCGCCATGAACGCAAACGTATATCATCACAAACATCACATCATAAAGTATGAAACCTTCACATTATGCGGCTGCAATGCGCAGCAATGTCACAGGGGCAATCAGTTCAACCCCGATTAAGTTACCGCTGAAATACACGGCAACGGCATTTTTCCCCACAGAGCTGACCACTGGGCACTCGTGGCAACAAACATATGAACTTGCGAGTGGCGAAATTGTCCGCTTAGAGTATCGCTCGACATGGAACAACTCCGATGGGGCGTTTGACGAGCGCTTGGACAAGCTGTGCCGCGAGCTATACGGCATTTCATTCACGAGGGTGAAAGAAGTGTGGGAAATGCGCCTGAAAGACATCTCCAACTGGTGGCACAAAGTCAGAATGATACGACTGGATGTTAATGGCAGGGAGGTGCGAGATGCTAATGGTGAGGAGATGTAAGATGGGGCAGTTTAAACTCAGACCATACCAAGAAACGGCAGTCAAAGAACTTCGCGAGGCGTTGGCAAAATATCGCCGCGTAATCTTCCAGTTGGGCACAGGTGGCGGTAAGTCGTGCATTTTCAGCTATATCGCTTTCTCCTCGCAGAAGTACAACCGCAAAGTGCTCATTCTGTCAGACCGCTCCGAAATTCTCAAGCAGAATGGCGGTGCGCTGCAATCGTGGGGACTGGATATAGACTACATCAGTCCGAAACATCGTGATTTGCCGAAAAAGTCGGTGGTGTGTGCCATGTCGCAGACCATGAAGCGCAGAGTCGAAAAACAAGAATGGCGCGACTACCTAAAAACCGTTGAACTCTTGATTATCGACGAGGCACACACGCAGACATCCGACTTCATCCACCCATACGTCAGCGCCAATTGCTTTGTTTTGGGAGTGACAGCCACTCCTCAAAGGTCGGGGCACATGAAACAGCTGGGCGAAATGTACCATGCACTCGTCACGGGTGTGACCACCAAAGAACTCATCGCCGGCGGCTATCTGTCAAAGTGTCATCACTACTCAATCGCAGCGCCATCGCTTGAAGGAGTCCACATCGACAGCGGCACAGGTGACTATAACAAGCGACAGCTTGCACAACGATTCGAGAACCATACGGTTTACGCAGGTGTTGTTGACGAGTACATCCGTTTAACCCCTGATAAGAAAGCCATATGCTTCTGCGTAAGCTCCGAGCAAGCCATAGGTATGACCTCTGAATTTTGTGCCAAAGGCATATCTGCGAAATATGTGTTGAGCGGCGACTTCGATAGCGACGGGCTGTATAGCGGAAAGCGTAGCGAGGTATTTGACGACTTCTCTAAGGGGAAATTTCAAGTGCTTGTAAACGTGGGTATTGCTACGGCTGGCTTTGACGCTCCTGACGTTGAAGTTGTGATACTGAATTTCAGCACCGTGAGCCTCCCGAAGTACCTGCAATCAGTTGGGCGCGGCAGCCGTGTAACGCCAAACAAGAACGAGTTCTATGTACTTGACGCAGGCAGAAACTATGCAAGATTCGGAATGTATGATGCAGACCGGACATGGCTGCTGTGGCATGACGAGCACTCCAGCACAGGGATGCAGCAGACGAAACTCTGCGACCCGCAAGTCAGAGATGAAAACGGAAGATTCGGCTGCGGCTGTTTGCAGCCATCGACCGTGAAAGTCTGCAAAGAGTGCGGCTACGTTTTCCCCACCGAAAAGTTCCTGTACGACTGCCACCTTGAAGAAGTGTTTGACACATCGGAGAGCACCATCGAAAAGTTCGTAGCCGAAAAGCGACTGAGCGGATGGAAGATGACGAGGATACTTGTACAAGTGTGCTTGGCGAACCCCGACAACGAGCGCAAAGCGTTTATGGAGGCATACAAGATACTCGCCCCCGACAAGACCATGCAGCAAGCCAACGGTTATTGGTACATCTTTAAAAAGAATGTGTGGGAAAAAGTTAAGCACAAGCAGCAGCCAAAGCGCACAGTCGACCGAGCACTGCCACTGTGACACGCCGCGCCACCGCATAGCGCACAATAGCGTTAACAATTCTTAACACAAAAAGTTTGGAACATACAAAATAATAGCGTAATTTTGTGGCATATCAAGCGAAGCGAATAAGCTGGTTTGCTTATAATATCTTTTCTGTCACATTTGATTTTTTCCCAGCTTATTTTTCGCTTGATTAAAGAGAACCTTTAGACGTTTTGAGTGGCGAATAGCAGAGTTACTTCTCGACGCTTGAATGAGGCAGTTGGCGGTTCAATCCCGCCTGAGCCATTTCGTTGCACTTGGCTCATGGTGTAATTAGGTAACACGGCAACGTACTTTGCTAAACATTCCCTCAAAAATTGGATATTTCAATAGCGATTGGTGGAGCTACTTCAACTGATTTTGGACAGTGCATAGACCATGGCTCTGCCACTTATTCTTTGAAAAACTTGAGGGGTGCTAAGCTGGCATCCCTCTTTTTTATTTCAATACATTATGGCTCAATTTAACACAAAACAACCCAAAGTCAAGCGCACGAATCTTGCCGGCGGTGCGGCTTATGCCGAGCGCAAAGAGTTGGCACTCGCTGCGCTGTTGCTCACCTCTTTCGGCTCAGACAAGTTCTATTCCAACCGAGCGGCAATCTTTAAGAAACTTGAACAGCTGCTTGAAATTACTGACAAGAAATTTGCAGCAAACGCCATTTTGTTTGCACGAAAAGAGTATGGTATGCGCAGCATTACACACTACGCCGCATCATACTTGGCACAGCACATCCGCAAAGAGCCGTGGGCACGTCAGTTCTTCCGTGACATCATCCACCGCCCCGACGACATGACCGAAATCTTTGCTTGTCATAAGGCGCGCAATCAGAAGCTCTCCAACGCTATGAAAAAAGGCTTTGCAGACGCTCTGACAACCTTTGCACCATATCAGTTGGCAAAGTATCGCGGCGAGGGTCACGGCACGAAATTAGTCGACATTGTAAATCTCTGTCACCCTAAAGAGTCCGAGTGCAACAATGGCGCAATCGCCAAGCTTATTCGCGGCGAGCTGAAGTCTTTCGATACATGGGAGTCGGCTATCTCTGCCGCAGGCTCTGATAAGGCGAAAAAGGCAGAAGCATGGCGTAAGTTGCTCGCAGAAAAGAAACTCGGCTACATGGCACTGCTGCGTAACATCCGCAACATCGTGATGTTGGACAATGCCGAAATCAAAGACATGGCACTGAAACAACTGATGAACAAGGATGCAATTCGCAAGTCGTTGTTATTGCCCTTCCGCTTTGTTACTGCGTATGACGAGCTGAAAAAGGTCGATGCGCAAGCCGCATTGGCTATTGGTCGTGCAGCGCAAATTGCTTGCTCCAACATCCCTACGCTTTCGGGCAAGACGCTCATTGCGCTCGATGTTTCAGGTTCAATGCGTGATGTTGCACCGACGGCAACCATGTTTGCTGCGGCTTTGATGAAGTCGGGTAATGACTGCGACTTGATAACCTTTGCCGACGAGGCTGAGTACAAGTTTGTCAATCCTGATGACAGCCTGATGACCATTCGCGAGCACATTGCACCGAATATTTGCGGTGGCACTAACTTCCACGCCATCTTCAACACGGCGAATAAGAGCTATGACCGCATTATCCTGCTTTCGGATATGCAAGCGTGGCAACTTGACCCATGGCACTTGAAACGCACCCCGTCAGCGGAGTTCAATATCTACAAAGCGAGGTACAACGCCAATTGCACCGTGTTCTCATTTGACTTGGCTGGCTACGGAACACTGCAAGTCCCCGAAAGAGATGTGTGCTGCTTGGCTGGATTCTCCGAGAAGATATTCGACCTCATCCCATATCTCGAAACCAACGCGAACGTGCTGTTAGACACTATTCGCGACTATGCGATAAAGTAACACTCGGCAGGCTTGGCGCGTAAAGCGTCAGCATACTAAAAGAGTCACTGGTGAGTCACCGATGCAGGCAACGTCGCTGCATCCGTGCATCGTCTGAAAACGGCGATAGAGGGCGTAAGTCGTGCGCAAGGCTTGCGCCCTCGCTTTTTGCCGTGCGCTTGCCACCGCCAGCACGTATCGCGTTTTGTAACAGAAAATTAGCGCAAATAATTTTGTTATTTCAAAACTTTGCAATATATTTGCGATGGTAAGAATTGCTTTGGCATAACGTCTTACTCGCTGTAACGGCGGCGAAGTAAGATAACTGTGATTATGTGTGAGATTTCATGTGACAACATGATTTTAGGTTTATTAGTAAGTGATTGATTTGTTTACGTTTTGACTTTGCTTTTTAAAGAATTGGGTTTTTATTCCGAATTAGCATAAAGTTATTAATGTGATGAATTGAAGTTTCTGCGGCTTGTGAAAGTCGCAGTTTCTTTTGTCGGGCAACAAAAAACCGCTCAGTTTCCCAACTAAGCGGTCGATAAGTTAAACTTAAACTTTAATTCGTAACGTCATTAAGCAGTAAACTTATATAGCTTGAATAACACCACAAAGTTACAAAATATTTTTGAGATTCCAAAATTTTTCTTTACATTTGCAGTATGATAATCGAAACACCGACAAAACCGCAGAAGCGCAATCACGCCCAGCCTGAAGCCGCGATACAAATTTCGGCTGTAACATGGTTGTGGAACAACCATCCCGAAACAAGAGGGATGCACTTCTGCGTGAACAACGAAAACTCGCGCTCGGTGTACGAAACCAAACAGCAGCAGCTCGTTTCGGGCGCAAAACGTAAGGCTATGGGCGTAATGCCCGGCGTGTCCGACACCATCTTATTGCTTGCGCGCGGTGCTTATCATGGCTGCTGCTGCGAGTGTAAGACCCCTGTCGGCAGACAGAGCGACGTGCAGAAACAATGGCAAAAATTAGCAGAGTCGCATGGTTACTTCTACTTCGTTTATCACAGCCTCGAAGAATTTCAACAAAACGTTGAATGGTATCTGTCACAAACACTTGAACCCCTAAAAATCGCGCAATAGTATGGCATATGTTCCACTAAGACCGGCGGGGAAGTTTAATCTATCCCAAGCAGAAATGAACTGCCTCACGTGGTTTGTTCTTTCGGGTTGCACACAAGCGGAGGCATATACCATATGGATCGCTCCCGATATGAAGAACTCGCCCAAAGCGGCAAAGCAATACTCCATGCAGTTCTTTGCCATAGCCGAAGCGCGTAACTACATCACAAAGTACACCGAAACGCTCAATGCTTCATCCAAAGCAAAGGAAATGACCGCAGAGGAACGTGAGGCAAAGGCAAACAAAGCCATCATGCAATTCACGGACAAAGTGGTGAACACCATGACCGAGGTTAGTACCCTTGACGACATGGATTCGGTGGCAAAGCTCGCGGACAGATTGGGCATTTTGGGCGATGAGGACAACGCACAAGAAGCACCGCGTAGATACCTGCCTATGCGTTGCTCGCAGTGCCCTATGAAGAAATTCATCGACGAGCAAGTTGAACTCGGCAACATTATTGTGAAACCTGATTAAAATATAAAACATATGGAATTTACAGCGAAAGTCGTAAGAATCCTCCCCAAAGAAAGTGGTGTTTCGGCTAAGACCGGCAACCCCTGGCAAAGACAAAGTATCCTCGTCGAATATGGCGATACCTATCCCAAAACCGTCAAGCTGACCAATGTGCGTGACGCAGACGCCTTCGGACAGCTTCCCATCGGCGTTGAGCTGAACTTTAAGGTAGACATGGAAAGCCGTGAATATAACGGCAAATTCTACACCGACATTACTTGCTGGGCATGGGATGCAGTCGCAGCAGCCGCGCCTCAACCGCAACAGCAGCCGCAGTACGCACAGCAGCGTCCTCAATATCCCCAGCAACAATACGCGCAGCCACAACAGCAGTATGCGCAGCCGCAACAACCTCAGCAACCTTGGTCGCCTAATGACCTTGCGTTCTGACCTCCCTCCCCGACAATAAACTTTCCATTGGCTTTATAAGTTTTTCCTGAGCATTGTATGTTTTTCTACATTGCACTAAGACGGGTATTTATGCTGCGTAGTGATGCGCGAAGCATAATGCGCTTAAAATTTTCATATTTCCATTGTCATTATTGATTTTTGACATCTTATTAACATTTACCTTGCATGGTTATGACCCACAGAGGTGGGCGGTAAACACAGGTATGACATTGCGCAAATGCGTGACATGATGGTATTTCTGTTTCATGGATTTTCTAATAAGTGTTTGCAATTAACCATAAGAGGTTTGAAGGCGGTGCGCGTGAGCGTATCGCCTTTGTTTTACTCGGTGTCGCGCGCTATATCGCGGTTAGAGGCGTTGTTGTCAACGTTTGCACCGCTCTTGGTATCGTTTGCACCGCTCTTGGTGTCGTTGTCCGAGTCGTTACTGTCAGGCTCTGTGCTTGCGTCATTTTCGGTCGTAGTGCCGTACTTAGCCTCGGCTTCCGCTTTCGCTTGAATCGGCACATAGTTCTTGATGTACAAGTCCTTTTTCTTTTCCTCATCCACAAGATTTGCATCGTTGAGATACTGCAAGTCGAGGAACGAGCGCGCATTAGCTTGCGAAAGCACACCGGCATAAACCAGCTTGGTGGCGATGTCAGCATTTTCCGCGTCATTCTGTGGTATCCATATCTTCTGATACGTAGAGATACGTAGCTTGGCGTACTCGCTTGATTTGCCCTCAACCTTGCCGACAAGCTCCTTGAATACGGCAAGCATTTGCTTGACAGGCTTGAAGAACTGCGCCCACATTACTTGACAATACTGAATTTCGGGCGCATACATGATTTTGATGGTCGTAGAGCTGTCTGCGCCTGATTTGAGGATGTCAGGTTCAATGATGACGCTCATCGTCGAGCGCACAATGTTGTTCCACTTGTTTGTGATGTCCAGTGTGGCGATGTTGCTCGCATCAGGTGGTGCAAGATACTTCGCGTCAGATTTACCAAGGTCGTCGGCAGTGCCCTTAATGCCGATAGTCTTACCATGCGCGCCGAATGGTGGCAACTTGGCAATATCCACAGCTTTGAGCATCAACATCGGGAAAGCCGTTGATTTGACCTCCTCGGACACATACGAGCAACTGCGTTCAAGCCCCTCGATAGCCAGCTGAGCGCTGCCACTACGAATGTCGTTAATGCGGAAGTAAATACACTGATTCATATCCGAGGGCGTTTGCGACTCCTTGCGGTAGATACGCACATAGCCGTCCTCGCTCACCACAGTATTGATGCGCCCGAACCAATTCTTAACCTTGTTCCACCATGTTTGGTCAGCATCAGATTGTTCGGGGTCTGCGAGCACCCATGTTTCCACATAATCCGAGGCGTACACATCCACAGCTGTTTTGCCTTTCAGACGGTACTTGCGGTAGGTGATTGGGTTGCGGTTCTCATCGAGATCATGATAGAGCGAATCTCCGTAAAGGTACGAAAAGACCTTGTACTCAATCTGACCGCCCGAAACATACAGATAAATAGCTGCGTCACCGGTGCAAGCGCAAGACCACACAATTTCCAGCCATGCGGCAGAGTCAATGCCCACAGTGTCCTTCCACGAGCACAACGTGTCGTACAACTCCGTGAAGTTCTTTGTTTCGTTAGCGAGTCCCAAACCATCCGCAGCCATATGGGAAGTCCATGTTGTGGCGAAGCGCTTTTGGCAGCCGAGCGTAGTGACCTCAACGTCATCGTAGCGTTTGATGCGCCACCGCGTTTTCCCTGTCTTGGGGTCTTTGTACTGCTCGTAGACAGGTCGCTTGGACTGCACCGAGGAATTGACAGAGTGCGCACTCTGCTCAATCTCTTGCATGAAGTCCTCTTGAGTCAGATACCACTCGCCCTGCTTCGCATCGCCATCGGGAAATTGGTAGTCATCGGCAGCGAAGTGCGACATTCTGACACGCCCACCATCGTTAAGCCTACGAACCCAAAAATTCTTTTTTAGATGTTCATTAATTCTCATCGCGATAAAAATTATTTAAGAAGTTCCAAAAAGTGCGAAAAATTTCGTATATTTGTGGTGTGTTTGGCATAAATGCTTTTTTCATTGTTTAAGGTATTAGATTCTAAGGATAATGTTTTGAGCGCGCGTTGTGAAACGTGCGTTTCTTTTTTTACCAAAAGTCGTTAGGCGCAACATAACCATCGTCTTGCGCAACATAACCATCGCCTTGCGCAGCGTAGTTGTAATCCACCATAGCAAACTCGTCATCAGGATCATCCGAGTAAAGCGAATCGTAGGCATCATCGCTCACAAACGACTGCGGTTGTTTCTTTGGTCGTGCGTCAAGCTCAAATATAGCGCGGAAAGAGATAGCATCCATCAAGTCGGGCGAATGATGGAACTTAGACTTGTATTCATCCTTGCTGCGGTAATAAATCTTGTTGTTTCGCGATGTGGTTGTAAATACATTCATCTCATCGAACAAGATTTGAATCAGTTGGCGCGTTTCGCCGCGTTTGCCGTATGGCAGTGTGAACTCCTTCGGTACTGCACACGAAACTTCACCTTTCTCTAACAGCACCTTCATGCGCCCCAATAATTGCGAGCGCAAGTTGAAATATTGTTCAAGCGTCACCGGGTTGCCATTCTCATCCAGCTCTTGCACCGTGCGCTTGTTTGCCGTAATAGGCATACCGCTTGTGTATGAGCGCAGATAGTTACCGATACCGGTAGCATCAAACGCGAAGTTTGATACGGGGACATGGTACGTTTTGAGTTGTACATCAATCCACTCAACCAGCTCTTTCAGTGTGCCCGTGAACAGCTTTATGGCGATAATCTGTAAGCCTTTCCATATAATCATCGGGCAATTATCGCTGTTCTCACCACCGCCCGAAACATCAAGCGTGGCGTACATATTCTCATCATCGTTGATGGGATTTGTCCACAATCCGTGAATCATGTTGCGAGTAACATTCAGTTCCTCATTCTCAACGGGACCAAAATAAGCCTCGCCAACGACTCGACGCTGCGTTGCACCGACGGCATGGAGGTTTGCAACCGACTGACCTTTGGTAGCGTTAACCAGCTCGCGGTTGTCAGAGGCGGTGCCGGTCAGCACCGTAAACGACTTAACATAAGTCAGGCGGTCGATGCCGGCTGCAATATCTTCGGGCTTGTCTACCAACCCTGCGCGGTCGGCAACTTCCTCGCGTGTGTTGCCCCATATAATCTCCGATGGCGAATCGCCTTTGTTGTAAAAGTAGCGCACTTTGCCAATCATTTCGGGTTTTAAGAACCAATCCTCGCCGATGTATCCTGCATCAAGCAACATCTTTGTTGTCCAGTGCTCGTTGTTAGGGTTGAACGAAAGCACCATTTGCGGAATCATACCCGAACTATCGCGGTTACGGCTGAACCAATAAGCAAACATCTTGAATTGCTTAATTTCGGTTGCCTCGTCTATCGCGATATAGCTCGCTTGGTTTTTCTTGGCGTAGTCCTGAAACTCTTCCCATTCGGCAGGGTTGTCGGCATTGAAGTTTGAGTGGATGAGTTGAAGGTTACTGTTGAAGATGCGCCACATGAACGTGGGATAGTCCGAGGAATTGTACTCGCAGTTTGCGAAGTTACCGCAGACAGTCACCGCATCACGGAAGATTGACGAGCCCTTCTTGCTATCTTGCAAGCGCACTGAAATCAAGCGCGCCGTGTATCCGTAATAGTCCATGCCTTCAAGGACATTGAGCAACATGGCGAAAGTCTTGCCCGAAGTAGCTTGACCGCAAATAAACACGAGGTTGCAATCGCATGAGCATAACTGTTCCTGCAATCCCACTTGCGGAATATAGTCTATATCCTTGCGTAGCTCAAATTCGCCCACCTTAGTCCAGCCCTTATCTTTGACCGTTGGTAGTTTGCGGTCGGCAAAAGGTGGTATTTCGTAGGGGAAAACCAGCTGTTTGTTTACTATTTCAAAGTGCATAAGAAATTATTTTGCACAAAGTTACAATTTTTTTTTGAAGTATAACTTTAAATAATTATATTTGCGGCATGAAAGAACGGAAGATATTTTGTTCGGAATGTATCAAGCATGGTCGCAAGCCGAAACTGTTAGGTATAACCGAGGATGCAGAAGGGACTATCCGACTATGGTGCAAGAGTTGTGGCAGTGAAATACGTGTCACAATCACCGCAGCCAACATTGATACAAGACCGGTCGCACAAGCCGATGGTCGACAATAATTTGATTGATTCTCTCTTTCTTACAACGTGTTGATAGAGCCACAGAGCCGATTATGTAAACCATAGTCGGCTCTTGATTTTTAGCAACCTATTTAACTAACCACTATATATATGAAACAAAAACTTTTGGCAGCACTAATACAAGGGTGGAAATCCAAACTTGGGCTAAGCGATGAGGTATTTGAAAGGGTAGCCTCTGCCGTTGAAACTTTCATCACGAGCGAGGAACAGATTCCCACATTTGTGGCGAGTGCTGAACCGATGCTCAAAATGTACCAGAGCGAAACTGACCGAGTTCGGAACTCTCTTTCACAGAGAATTAAGGATTTGGAAGCACAGCTCAAGCCGACCCCACAGCCCCAACCGCAGCCTGAGCCTACCCCCGCTCCCGCACCACAGCCAGCACCGGCACCGACACCTGACATTTCGGCAATTATTGCAAAGGCTGTTGCAGACGCAGTAACACCACTGACGGAGCGACTCACGGCAATGGAAACCACCGACAAGATTAAGGCGGTCAATGCAACCGCACAATCGCTGTTTAATGCTAACGAGTACGTTAAGAAGTACAAAGACTACGCCGAGGATGCCTTTGACCGCGCTTCTACCGAAAACAATCTTAGCGGCAATAAAATGACAGCGGAAGAACTCAGTCAGAAAGCACTCGGCTACTTCAACAAGACTGTTGCAAGAATCGGTGTGGACACCTCCAAGCCTTTCGATGGCAATGGCAGTGGCGAGGATGCGTTTGATGCCAACTTCTTCAAGAAGGCATACGAACAGTCGGGTCGAATCCCCACAACTGAAAACGAACCAAAAGTTTAAATTTTAACTCATTATGAAAAATTACGGAAACTCATTTACCGAGAAGGAATTTGACCCCGTAGGTGCCGAGCGAATTAACGTCTGGGACTCTGTGGAGGAATTTTATCCTGTTGGTGCCGTGCTCGCAGTATCCGATACATATCCCGAGGGTACTAAGATTCCCGCAGGCACAGCCGTGACCATGACCAAGGTAGGCGGCGAGCCCACCATCGGAGGCACATCTCCGACCGGGCTGACGCTTGAGGATGCCGTTATGGGTAACAAGTTCGTCACTCTGACCATTGTTACTCGCGGTCGTTTCCTCGAATCGCGAAGTGAAGCAACATTAACCGAAACCCAGAAGAAGAACCTCGCAGGTCGTATTCTTTTTGTAAAGGAGGCATAACCTATGGACGCAAGATTTTATGGACTGGACAATATCCTCGAAACGCTGGGTATTCGTTCCAACAAAAACTTTGAGCTGTGGTACGAAACCGCACTTCAAGGTCGTGAAACCATGGAACTCAACACCGAAGGCTTTGAATGGGCAGACGCTCAACTTGACTTCACCTACGAGTTCCTTGAAGCAGAAGGGCACATCCGCGCAATGGCAAACTACGTTGACCTCGGTTCAGAACCTTTGGCACGTGGTAAGAACGTAGAACTGAAAAAGCTCACCGGCTCAATTCCTCGCCAGCGCCGCAAGATTGTACAAGGCGAAAACGACTACCGCAAGCAGATGATTGCACTGCAAAACGCTGATGCCGTAGCTCGTCTGCGTGGTGACTCTCCCTACAACAGCGTTCGCGAGTACCTCGCTCGCAACCTGTTCGACACCCTCTCGGAAATTCCCGACTCTCACAACGCTTCGCTGTCCTACCAAGTAGGTCAGATGAAGTCTAACCGTATGCTGTCGCTTACCGACGAAAACAACGCAGGTGGTATTGTTGGTGTAGACTTCAAGGCTAACGTACCTGCCGAAAACGTAGTTGACCAAGACTGGTACACTGTTGACGACGAAGGCAACGTAACCTATGTTGAGGATGTAGACCCCATCGAAATTCTCAAAAAGAAGATTCGCTCCATCAAGCTCGACCCCTATCGCGGCTATCGCAACGTATGTGTAGAGCTTAACGCCAGCACCTTGTTCACTCTGATTGAGCACCCGAAGGTACTGCGTCGCATCGGCTATGGTGACGACTGGAAGCTGACCATCACCGCGCGCAGCAATAACACCGACAAGGCTGACGCTGCCGCTATTGCTATCGGTCGTGACAAGCTGCTCTCCAACTCTGACGAATTTGTCAAGAACTGGTTTGCCACCGCTATTGGCGCTGACCAACTCATCGTTGACACCACCATCGTCGGCGTTGACCGCCTGAACACCGTCACCAAGCGCTTCGACACCGCTAAGCTCGACACCTTCAATGACGGAGTAATCCTCGTTCGTCCTACGGGCACTATCGGTAAGATTTTCAATGTTACCCCTCTCCGCCCCGATGGCTCTGCCATTTCCGCAGGCATCTTTGGTAACCGTGGTATCATCGAGTATCGTTACAACGCCGAAACTCGTACTCAGACATGGGTATCCGAGCTTACAGTGCTCGCTGTTCCGACCATGCCCAAGAAGCTGTTCTACTACAACATCAAAGGCAAGACCGAAACCGCCCAAGTATCCCAAGACTAACATTAACCCCAAATATGCAGTAGTATGACGGTAGAAGAATACTTACAAAGTTTGGTCATCGGACTTAGCTCCGTACCTGATTTTGACAAAGTGTATATGCGCGCCGCGCGCTCCCCTAAAGAGGTGGGGCTTGCCGCACTGAATCTGTCAGAGGACATTGACGATGCGGAGGAGTTTGATGAAAACTACCAAGCGCGACTCGACTATGCAGCCTCTACCGTTTACTACTCCGTATTAGGGATATGTTCAGGCGGTGGATACAGCGAAAAGTTCGGTAATGTTCAGACCACGCTGAGCGGCATTACGCTGACCAAGGACGATAGAAAACGCTTCAAAGAACTCGCAGACGCATTACGCCATAAGCATGGGTTTGACGTTGAAGAAGATTCTACGGACAGTGAGGGAGCTTTTGACGCGACTGCCCTACGTTACACAGACCTTGAATTGTGACAACCTACACGAAGTTTAACCCGTGATGTTTTTTAGTTAGTTTATGATACGATTGACCAAGTTTAACGACCATTGCACAATCACTCGCTCCACCGGCGAAACAGACGAATATGGCGAGCCCATAGTTGAGCCTGTATATGATGATGTGTGCAACTTCCAAGGTGGCGGTCAGACATCATTGTCGAATGTGACACATAATGATGTTGTGTACTTGCCGACTAACGATGTGCTGATTGAACAAGGCGATAGTATCAAGGTTGTGACCAAGAAAGGACGTGTGCGCAAAGGCGTTGTCAAAGACCCTCGTGACATCGTTATGCCGCGTTCGGGGATTGAATGTACCGAAATTGAAATCAGACGCAGCAAAGACTCCGCAAACACGTCAGACGCTGACTCGGAAAACGACACGAATAGTTAACCATGCCCGTACAAGTAGGATATAAAAAGTGGCTACCGCATAACCTTGACGTGCTCAAGGCAGCGTTGACACAGCATATCAGAGGGGTGTTAGAACCCGATTTGATACGCATCCTCGAAGGCATAGCCCAAGACATGGTGGACTTTGTGGACAACAACTTCGTGATGCCTGATGGCTCGATGGACTTCCCAGTAGATTCGGGAAATATGCGTGACGCGACCGGCGTTGCGATATACGCAAACGGTACACTTGCCGCGTATATGCCTACAAAGGTGGCAACGCAGAAACAGCGCACGAACATCGGCGGTCAAAACGAGCGCGACATTGATGGTCACGAGTACCTGATGCGCACCATTCAAGACTCGCAAACGGAGTTTACCACAGGCATTTGGATAGTTTTAATCTGTGCCGTACCCTACGCCTATCACGTAGACGACAGCGGTTCGCCGTTGGGCAGAGGTCAAGGCTTTTTCCAAAAGACCAAAGACGAAATGCTGCAAGAGATATTCAGTAAAATAACCCCATCCTCAACTATACCCATTGGATTCAACTATGGCACTTAGCGACATACGACCCGACAAAGTATTGGCTACATTGCTTGACAAACAAGTAACGGTGCAAACGTCTGCAACGAAACAGCATACGATTCGCGCCTACTCACAAGCGGAAAGACCTACTAACGGCTTGGGCGATGAATATATCGAAGTCCTATTTAACGGGAATGTTCAATCCCTGACGAAGCCAATGGGAGTGTATAGCGGTTACTTGGCAGTTGGTGTTTACGTCAAGTCCTACGACAACGACACAGCCAACATCAAGCGTATAAACGCCATACTCAACCAAGTCGAGGCAAAGGTGATAAATCACGCCGTAGACGGTTACTTCTTTGAGTACAACCAATACAGCGTAATTACGTCCCCCACCGTCAATTTAACCACAGGGTATGCCGCGACCCTCATAAACATAGCGTGGCGCACCTCAATGTAAAACAATAACCCTCAAACACCTAATATATTATGGCTGGAATTAAAAACGCAAAGGTGACTGAGCTGTTTAACGGTCAGTCCGACATCGTGATTTTTGATGAGGTTTCCGACTACAACACCGCGACCTTCGCCACCGTTACTGCTTCGGGCGAGTCCCTCGGTCAGATTGTTGAGGATTCAACCTCTTGGGATGGTGACGAGCCCTCGCTTGATTCAATCAAGGACGAGCAGGGCGATGTTATTGTCATCAACCCCACATCGGGCACATATGCCTTCTCTTGTGACATTGCCTCGACCTCTACGGCTATCATGAAAACGTTCCTGAAAGCCACTGATGTTACAGGCGATGTTACCTCCACCACATTCACCGACATCAAGGAGCTTATCAAGTTCGGTACTGAGCTTCCCGTCATCACTCGACCCATCGCTGTTATCAACGATGAGGCTAACCGCGTAATCCTCTTCCCGAAGGCTAAGATTATCGGCAACCTCAACCTCGACAGCAAGCTGTGGCGCGTTCACATCTCCGCAACCGCCGAGTATCTCGACACCGCTACACTGGGTACTTGTATGACTTGGAAAGGCAAGCCCAAGTACGAAACCGACGCAGACGAGTAAAACACGCACACTCTAAGGTAGGGGCGGCGGCACTAACCCGCCGCCCTTTTTAGTAACTCCAAACGAAAAGAAAACGAAAATGGCAAACGAAGTAGAAAAAATGCTCGAAGGCGAGCGCAAAATCATGACCGAAGCGCCCAGCGTTGTAGCTGTCGGCAAGAAGGTCTACAAAATCAAGCGAGTAAGCAACCGCGTCAGAACGCGCATTGACAACCTGAGTAAGGAGGCACTGTTTTGGGAGCGCGAGGCAAAGAAGGAACTGACACTGCGGCAAATAAGGCGTGTTAACAATCGGCTGCGTTCGGTCAATGCCAAGGTAGCCGCGTACTACCTTTTAGGCAACTGGGCGCTGTTTGTGCCATTCCTTTTCGCCATCAAGTGGCATTTGCTTGACTTACGCCTTAACGAGCACGTGTTCAAAATCAACAATGCAGGCATTAACGACAAGGACATAAATTTTTTCTACGCCAACTTTCAGATTATAAAAGGTCTACTCGTGCTCTCTACGAAGTTAGTTGGCGACGGCATCGAGCAGACGAAAAAGCGCGAGGAGAGTGCGGAGCGGATGACCGAGGAGGATGCTACACAGACGAGCGAAACCGATTCAAAGACAAAGACGGACAGCAAGTCACCGCGTTCTTCGAAGCCAGTACGATTAACGAAAAAATAAAGTCGCTTTACGGCAACTACAACTTTTGGTCGTGGTTTAGGTATTGGTACGTGGATTCGGCAGACAAGACCACAATGATGTTGATAGACAAAGGCTATTACGACTACGACTTCAAGCATTTTAAGCCGAAAGCAGCACCGCAAAAAGCGAGGACAAATGCTGAAATGGCGAACATCATGGCGCGTTTCGGATTCAACACAAAGTTGGGCGATTCGCAGACGCGCACCGATGTGAGTGCCGAGGAGATGCAGAGAATCGCGATGGGGTTAGACGATGCCGGTCATGGCGGCAGCGAGCACCCCAAAGGAATAACTAACAAATAAAAGATACGATATGCCCACATCAAGAATGATAGTACCCGTAGGGTTTGATTTGGAAAGTGCGGTAAGAGATGCGTCGAAAGATGCGGAGGCAGTCCTCAGACGGTTGCAAAAGACCATTGACGACAAGCCGCTGACTATCACACCACATTTCGCCACAGATGCGTTTGTGGAGTTCGAGAACGCATTTAACAGCACCGTTGACCATATCAAAACCAATGCTGAGGCACTGAGGTCGGCAATCCCCGTTGACGACACGCGCTCCAGCATTAGAACCGTAAAAGACGCTCTGAAAGAGCTTGAGGACGCATGGGCGGCATTGCCAACCAAAGCCAAGTTTGACTCAGACGGCAAACTCACTGCGCAAGCCCAAAAACTTGTGTCGCAGTTCAACCAGCTCAGAGTCGGTTTGGACACTTACGGGCAATCCCTCTCAAGGATAGCCGCAGACATCAAGCGCACTTCGGAGATGGAGGCGCGCGAAACCAAAAAGGCGAGAGATGCGCAAGCCGAACGTGCGCGTATCATGGCGCTGTCAGAGAACACCATTGCCAACCTCACGGCAAAACTCAAGCTCTATAAGAAAGAGCTACAAGAGAGCGCGGTGGGCAGCAGTGCCTTCAACAGTACTGCGGCAACCGTCAAGCGATTGACCGAGGAGCTGGAACACGCCACAGGTAAAGTCAAGGAGCTGACAACTACGGCAAAAGAGAAAGCCAAGGAGTACGCCGAACAGATTAACCACGTGAACCGTGAATGGCGCGCACAGACAGGCTATATCGACCGACTGATAAAGCGTATCGCCGTTTACGCCTCGTTGGCATACATCAAAGGATTCCTTGACAAAGTGCGTGAAGTTACCGCGCAATTTGAGCTGCAAAGAGTGGCATTGGGTGCAATCATCGCCGACCAGCAACGCGCCAACCAGCTCTTTGGCGAAATCAAGTCATTTGCACTGAAATCGCCGTTGAAAATTATGGACTTGGTGACATACACCAAGCAAGTGGCTGCGTATCGTATCGAAACCGACAAACTGTTTGACACCACCAAGCGCCTCGCAGACGTATCAGTCGGCTTGGGTGTGGATATGTCGCGCCTTGTGCTCGCTTATGGTCAAGTCAAAGCAGCCTCGTATCTGCGCGCGGCAGAAATCCGTCAGTTCACCGAGGCGGGTATTCCGATGCTTGAATTGCTCGCTGAAAGATTCACACAGTTGCAGGGCAAGGTAGTTTCCACCGAGGAGGTGATGGATAAAGTTTCCAAGCGCCTCGTGCCGTTTGCTATGGTTGAGCAAATCTTCAAGGATATGACCGATGCGGGCGGTATGTTCTACAATATGCAGGAGAAGCAGTCGCAAACGCTGTATGGTATGTGGTCAAAGTTGGGCGATGCGGCAAGCGTCATGTATGACGAAATCGGTAACACAGGCGTTGTCAACGCTGCAATGAAAAAGACCATTGAGCTATTGCAGAAGATGATGCAGCATTGGAGTGGCTTACTGAATATCATACAGACCGGCGTTATAGGCTGGGGCACATACAAGGTAGCCATTTCGGGTGTAATCCCATTCTACAAGCTATACAACTTGCAGGTGCTGAACCGCATCAAGAACGAAAAGCGTTTGGCAGCAACCACGGCAGAGGCGATGTCTATCGGTCGCGCGCGCAACACTCAAGAGCGAGAGCTTATCGCCCATCGCAAGACACTGACCGCCGAGGACTACAAGCTGTATCTGAAAGAGGCGCAGCTCAATAACGTGCGCAAGCTGTCTTTGGCGCGCCAAGCCGCACACAACTCTGCGCTCCACAACGCACTGATACAAACGAAGATGTTCACGGCAGAGCAGCTACGAGCCATCGCCGCTATGAGCAAGTCAGAGTTCAGGATGGCGAAATTCAATGTGCGCTTGCAACAATTTAAGGACAGCCTCGCAAAAACAGGGCTCGCTCTAAAAGCCCTCAGCCCAATGCTCGCACTGACCGCAGGCACCGAGCTGTTTATGGACTGGCTCAGCGCCGTCAGCAACCAAAACGAGGCTCTTGATAAAGTTCGCAAGCACTACGATGAAAATTGGTTGGCTATCGAAAAGATAAAGAACAGCTATAAAGACGTGCAAGAAGCCACAAAGGCGGCAACCATGTCTGAGGAAGAGTTCGCCAAAACCTCATTTTCTCAGAAGCTGGAACAGCTGCAAAAGGTTGTCAAGATGTTGAGCCAATACGGCTTGAACGCGCAGATAGACCTCTCTGTAATCAACTACGAGAACATCGACACGGTTATGGGCAAGTGGACACAGAAACTTGAGCAAGCCAACGAGCTGTCTAAGTCATGGGGCTCGGCACTCGCAACAATTAATGAAGCATGGGAAGGCAACATTTTCGGTTGGTCAATTGCGGGCGAAAACCTCAAGACCGATATGAAGGACTTGCGCAACTCGTGGACAAAGGTTGTCACCGACTCCAAGAACAGCCAAAACCTCGAAAAGATGCGCACCTATGTCGAAGCTTTGTCGCATGACAACAAAGACTTGTACAAATACCTATCCACTGAAATTCAGATGGATGCAAAGCTGGCGCTTCAGCAACGCGCGCGCAACGAAAGCGAGTTGCAGTACCAGCAGCGCATCATGAAATACTACGACAAAATTTCACAAGTAGCGCGCGACTACAACAAGGAGGGCGGCAAATTTGCCAAGGCTGGCAAGCTCTTTGATTTTGGCACATACAACAAGAAAAACCTCGAAAGTACCATGAACGAGGTATATCACGAAATCGACAAGATTAAAGAAACCTTCCGAGGCAAAGACGCGCTGACCGTGAAAATGGCGATTGACGAACAAGCCGCGCTGAATGATTGGGAAACGTGGCAAAAAGACCTCATCATTCAGCACCTCAACGAGCACCCCATTACTCTCAACGCCGAGCTTATCCCGACCACAGGCTCGCCGCAAGCAGGCTCAGTTGCAGAGGGCTTGAAAGCGAGCCTTATGGCGGAGTTCCCGACCTTGTTCACCGATGACGAGCTACAATCGCTGACCACCACCGCATCAATCATTGACGCAATCAATCAGAAACTTGACGCGAACACGTCCGCGCTTGAACAAAACTACGCCATACAGAATAACATCACTGGCAGCGCGGAAGCCACGGCGGCAAAAGTTGCGCAGATTGAAAAGTGGCAAAAGCGCATCACCGAGATTAAGTCCAAGGAGAAACGCGTTCAAGAATTGCAGAACAGACAGGCACAGCTTGCGAGCGATATAGAGAAAGCAAGATACAACGATGCGAAGAACGTTACCGAGTTGGAAAAAGAGCAATACCAAGTCACCAAAGAGCTGAGCGACTTGCGTCAAGAACTCGCCAATATGGACCCGAATGAGGCCGAAACACTGCAAAAGCGTATTCAAGCGCTGCGCGATGCGGACAAGGTGCTCGATGACCAACTAACAAAGGAACGTGAGCAACTTGAAACCGAGCGCGAAATGTTGAATGTTGCCAAGACACGCGTTGCCCCTGACTTGGGCGACATCGCTACGGACTTCAAGAAAAACTTTAGTGACTTGATTGTCGACGCGACCAAGGAAATAACCGACCCGAACTATAACAAATCACACTTAATCTCTGAGGATGACTTGGCAAACATTAAGACCATCACCGAGATGTATGATTGGTGGGCGCAAGAAACGAAAGCGATAGCCGACGAAAAACAAAAAATCGTTGGTGCGGGCATATCCGAAGCGTCTATCACAGCAGCGCAGCTCAAAATTGACCAAGAACGCGCCAAGTTGAGGCTGCAAATGCAGGTATTGGAAGACCAGCGCCAAGAAATTGAACAGAAACATCTGTTACTCGCCAACCTCCAAACACGTCAGACATACTATGATCTCAAGGCGAAGTTGGCGGCAGCAACCACCGAAGCCGAGCGTGCAAAAATACAAGGTGAAATCAACCGACTGCTCGGTGAGGGCTACGAGGCTGAGGTCGCAAAGCTCAATGTGCAAACCGCGCAGCTAATGGTAGCGATGGAACAACAGAATCTTGCGTTTCAAGACCAAGAACGAATCAGGCAAAATCTCGAAGACCTCGATGACTGGGAGAAGCGCCTTGCAGACGTAGGCAAATACTACAACTTCCACTTGCAAGACAAAGACGGCAAAAAAGGCGGCAGCGAGGAAGACCCGTGGATTATTCTGATGAAGAACCGCTCCTCCTTTATGAAAGACTTCCAGAAGGGTGTTGAGGACTTGAACAAGACCATGGAAAAGAACATGGCGCTCGGTCAAGAGCAGGACATTATGCTGTATCGCGGTGCATCCTTGCAGATTGACGTTCACAAACTCAACGGCTCGCGCCAAGAACTTGTCGATTGGTATGACGATGCAATTAAACAAGTCAAAGACAAGATAGCCAAGCTCGGTGGCAAGACATGGGAAGGACTCGGCGTGCAAGCCATATTGGCAAAAGACACCAAGAGCCGCATCATCAAGAAGTACCAAGAACTGCTGCAAGAGCTGTTTAATGCACAGACAGACTTCCGCACCGACAAGCTCAAAAAGGACATGGAAGCCGCCCTCAAACGGCTTGCTGACCAAGTTTCGCGTACCAAGACTGCCAAAGAGTTCTTTAACAAGATACTCGAACAGACAGGCAACTTGGAACTTGCAGCAACCATCTCGATGAGCGTTTACAATACGGCAGGTGAGGACTTGTTCAACACCGAAGTGGAACAGATAAAGAAAGCCTTTGAGAGCAACGACATCACTGTGACCATTGACGTTGACCAAGCCATTGACTACGAAAATCAGCGAATTGACTACGCCAAACTTGCTCAAATCTACGACCAATACGAGAAGTATATTCTCGAAGGCAATCGTACTTTGGCGGCGAAGATTGTGAGCGAAGGTCAAAAAACCGCCGCATCGCAAATCGAAACATGGGAGAAAGAGCTCGCAAAAGCCAAGAGTTACGAAGAGCAACGCACCGACATTGTTGACCGCGAAACGCAGCGCCGAATCGCCATCAACAAGAGCACACTTCCGCGCGCAGAAAAAGACCGCCTTATCGGACTGAGCTACGACAAAGAAGCGCAGGACATCGCCGACCTCAATGTTAAAGCCTTCAAAGAAAGCGACGACTACATCAAAATCTTCGAGAACCTCGACAAAGTTTCGGGCGCGGCACTACGTAGACTCAAAAAGCGCATCCGCGAGGTCATTGACGCAAACAAAGACCTTTCACCCGAAAACATGAAAACGCTCGTCAAAGCTGCTAACGACATCGACAAACAGCTCAACGAGCGCGGATTTGGCAGGGTCATGGCACAGAGCGTCAAAGACTACATCGCTGCATCAAAGAAGCTCAAAAAGGCGAAAGACGACCTCAAAGCAGCCAAAGCCGCGAAAGAGGAACAAATGCCTGCTGTGCAAGAGGAAATCGTCACTGCAACCAAAGAGCAAGCTGACGCGCAAAAAGAAGTCGATGACCTCATTGCCCAAGGTTCAACCGATACGTGGCAGTTGGTTGCGGCAAACACTCGGTTAATTGTTGCAACTTCCAAAGTCACCAAGGCTAAGCAAAAGCAACAGAAGTTAACTGATGACGTTAACGAGGCAGAACAAGAAGTCACCGACCAACAAGACGCACAGCGCAAAGCCTCGTCAGACTTTTGGGAAGATTTAGGCAAGGCTGCGGATGGGGCGAACTCCTTAGCCTCTGAGCTGAAATCGGTCAGCGACCTGTTAGGAATCGCCGAGGACTCCGCCGCTGGAATCATATTTGACTCGGCAATATCGGGACTTGAACAATTTGCGTCAGGCATTGAAACCGTCATAAGCCTGCAAGAAATGTTCAACGCCATCGCCGAGTCCAACCCATACATTTTGGCGGCTGCGGCACTTGTGGCACTTGGTACTATGCTAACCTCATGGATAGGCAACAACAAAGTTGCGAAAGCCAATCAGGAGATTGAGCGGCAGCAGAAGATACTCGACCAATTGGAGTATCAGTATGAGCGATTGCAAAACGCTGCCGACAAGCTCTTTGGCTCGCAGTACATCTCGAACTACAATCAGCAGCTCAAAAACCTCAGAAAGCAACAAGCCGCGTATCAAAAGCAACTTGACGCGGAACGCTCGAAAGGCAAGAAAGCCGATGATGACAAGATTGAGGAGTACGAGGAGAGCCTCCGTGATACCGTTGATGAAATCCAAGATATGCTCAGCAACCTGTCAGAGAAGTTCCTTGGTTCAAGTTTGGCTGACTCTGCGCGCAGCTTTGCACAAGCATGGATTGACGCTTACAAAGAAGTCGGCTATGCAGGGGCGGACACATTCTCCGCATTGCAAGACGAGTACGAGAGCATGATTGAGAACATGGTTGTCGAAAGCGTCTTGGGCGCAGTCATGGAGCAAGCCTTAAAGCCGATGTTTGACCTTATCGACAATATGTCGGAAGGCGATTTTTACAGCGATACATTCTGGAAACAAGTCGCCAACATCGCGGCACAAGGTGCGGAAGATGCAAACGAAGGCGCAGCCACCGTCATGGCATACCTCAAAGAGGCTGGACTTACCATTTCGGATAACGACAGCGACGTGACGGGCATTTCGCGTAACATTGCCGAGGCTTCCGAGGAAGACATCAACGGACTGTCACAAGGCATAAACACGCAGAACTACTACATCGCGCATATCGACAGCAACGTGCTCACCATCGTATCCCTGCTGCAAGGTGGCGCAAGCGTTGAAACAGCGAGCTCCGATGGCGTTTCACTGACCGACATCCTCGCGATGCAGAACGAGCACCTATCGCAGCTGCCAAGCATTGCAGCAAACACCGCACTGACCGCAGAGCGATGCGAAAGAGCCGCAAACGCTTGCGAGGATATGGCAGCAAAATTGGGGCGTGTCATCAAGCCGAAAGCAGCACAGAGTAGCAATCAGTACACCGTAAACATCTAACAACGTGTGGGGTGTGGGCAAAAATCGCACCCCACCATAAAACAACAAGCATATGGAAACAAGCAAAGAGATGCGTGAGCGCATGAAACAATGGGAGGGTCTGAAACTGACCGCCTACAAGTGCCCTGCCGGGGTATGGACAATCGGCTACGGGCACACAGGCTCTGACGTGAAACAAGGACAGACAATAACTGCGGCAAGAGCGAATGAGCTGTTTAACAGCGACCTATTGAAGTTTGAAACAAAGGTTAAGGCGTTGCTCACAGCGTCACGCGTAACGCTCAAGCAGAATCAGTATGATGCGCTTGTGTCGTTTGCGTATAACGCAGGGGTAGGCAACCTCACTTCGTCAACGCTGTGGCGCATGGTTAAAGCTGACCCGAATGACGCGGGCATAGAGGCGCAGTTCAACCGTTGGGTGTATGCGTCGGGTAAGGTCTTGCCCGGTCTTGTGACGCGCCGTAAAGCCGAAGGTGCAATCTACGCAGGGAAGCTCAAAGCCTGACGCGGCGTGGCACTCAATAACCCCTAAATAGCAATCATGCAAGCTCCTAAATAACAATCATGCAAAGAATTTTTCTACTTTTCGTTTTCGTAATGGTGCTGTGTACCTCGTGTACACGCACCATTTATGTGCCTACCGAAACGGTACGGACAGACAGCGTGAAAGTCACAACCATAGCAGTTGATACGCTGCTGTGCCGTGATAGTATCTATGTAGAGCGCAATGGCGACACCATTCGCGAGCTGCGATGGAAGTATATCTATAAGTCTAAGCTGAGTGTCGATACGATGTATGTCGAGCACGTTGACAGCATACAAGTGCCATACCCCGTTGAAACACCGTTGACAAAGTGGCAAAAAACAAAGATGGAGTTTGGTGGCGTAGCTATGGGTGTTGTGCTTGTAGCGCTGTGTGCCGCTGTGGCATGGCTTGTGCTGAAGATACGCAAGCGCCTTGGCGCATAAAGCGAACGTGCAAGCACCTTGGCGCGCGCCACAGTCTAAACTGCAACGGCAAAAGTTAAAGTATTACTTTAACTTTATATCGCAGAAAGTTGAAATAACGCTCTTTGCGACTGATGTGATGATTTCACTAACTTTGTTTTTGTACATCGTAGTTTAGACTTTGCTGAATTTTCACTATATTTGTAGCAATAAACGATTTTGATTATGCAAAAAATCAATTACCTATCGGACTTTGACCTTGTGCTGACGTTGAGAGATACGTCGGGCGAGGATATAGGCGTTCCCGAATATGCTTGGGAAGTGTGGCTGTATCCGCAGGGGAGCAAGTCGAATAAGAAGATAATCACCTCGGCGGAGGAAGGTACGGCGTGGTATGCCGATGACGGACATATCCACCTGTACGTTGAGAATCCGCGAAATTGGGGCAGTGGCGAGCTGAGAGTTGACTTTGTGGCGCACTACCCTAACGACCGTTACCCCGACGGAGTGCAAGATGTGTTTAACCCCATTGACGATGTGGGCGTGGAATTGGTTAGAGGCGTGGGCGATGAGTCTGCGGTCAGTGCCGAGGCTGAGGCTCTGCTGCCGTATGTTCGCGGCGAGAAGGGCGAACAAGGCGAGCGCGGCGAGAAGGGAGCTGACGGCAAAGACGGCAAGGACATGACCTACGATGACTTGACCGAGGCGCAGTTGGCTGACTTGGTTGAGCGTGTGGCGGCAAAAGTCGAGTCGACGCGGACACGAAGCTACCTTGTGCTTAACTAACGGCTACGCGAAACGAAACAAGAAAAAGTAAAACGAATAAAACAGAATAATATGGCTGAAGATAAAAAGATTAGTGAGCTTTCCGTGAAGTCTGCGGTGCTCGGTTCTGAGGCTTTACCCGTTGAGTTTGGTGGCTCGAACTACCAAGTCACAGCGTCGCAAATTGCGGCACTGAATAACACGGCAATAAGTGCGGCACAGAGTAAGGCTGAGAGCGCGGCTACGAAGGCTGAGAGCGCGGCTACGAAGGCTGAGAGTGCGACTGCGACGGCGAATACTGCGACCGCGACGGCGAATAGCGCGGCAACTGACGCGGCAAGTGCAAAGACCACCGCTGAGAGCGCGGCAAGTGATGCGACTGCCGCTGTGGCGACCGCAAACACCGCCAAGAGTGACGCAAGCGCGGCAAAGACAGATGCAGCTACGGCTGTGGCGACTGCGAATAGCGCGGTCACTACCGCAAACGGTGCGGTGACAACGGCTAACGCTGCTAACACGACCGCCACTGACGCAAGTACAACCGCGACCGCCGCCAAGACCGCTGCCGACTCCGCAACCACCACTGCGACCGCAGCGAAATCAGCGTCAGACACCAACGCGGCGAACATTGCGGCACTGACGGCGAGGGTCGACGCTTTCGAGGCGGAGGATAACTACCGTCAGAGCGACTACTGCGTGGGCGAGTGGGTTGACGGTGCTGCATCTCCCGACGCTGTGAAGATTTACGGCGACACCTCGGTGTGCTGGAATTGGCACGCTTACCTCATCGACACCACCGACAACACGCGCACCACAACGCGCCCTGTTGGCGAACTGAGTCCCAAGAACTGGCTGCGATTTGCCGACGGGCGTTTTGCCCCCACTGTGGGAATCACCGAGGCGATGCGCGCAGACAGCGACCTTGCGCTCTACCGCTTGAACTCCGACGGCGACTACGAACTGTATTGCGAGGCTGGTGCTTACGATGCAGAGGAGTATTTGGAGAACGTGTTACGCCCCGTGGTGCAAGCCACACCCAACGACCTCACCGCCGCCAAGCTCTACAAGTTGGTTGACGAGGAGTATGTTGAGGCACACGCGCTGCTGCCGTGGGAAACCACCGAAACGAAGTACAGCATTG